ACCTTTGATAGATTTACTGATGAGCTTGGTGGATTTACATATGCAAATAATATAGTGATTGATTGGAGTACTTATAATGGTTCAACTGTGTTGGGATATTATCGCATTGCTACAGTTGCAGCAAGTTGGAACGCTGCTATTGATGCGGCTCTGGCTTTGTCTATTGGAACATTTACAAGTGGATGGAGGATGCCAAATAAATTAGAAATGGAAAGTATTTGCAATTATGGAACTGCTTTTATTTTGAACTACTCCCCATTTAATTTAAATTTTACACTTTGGATTTCAACTACTTATTTAGCAACAACCACATTGGCTTATACATTGGCTCAATCATGGGTAAATTTAACATCTAAAACATCGACAGGAGGTCGATGGATAGCATGTAGAACTTTCACCGTAACAGGAACAACATTATCATAAATTATGGCAACTTATAAATTCCCTCAATTCAACGTAGAAATTATCAATCCAACAGTAACTGTGACAACAGTTGTTGATAATATCATTGATAAAACATGTACAGCAAATGTATTACTGACAACTCCATCTGCAATATTTGGTGTTGACTTTGCAGGATATACATATGCATCTGACTGGAATGATCAGGACATCATTGACTGGGTTAACAATGTCGAACTACCAAAGTATGAAGTCAAATGAAAATGTTACCTATCACTCAATTCATAGAAATAATTAAAAAGCAGGGAGCTGTGGGAGTCCTTGCCATGTGGTTGGCTTATACTCACTTCGAGGTGCAGGATGTTAAAGCTCGCTTGTATAACTGCTTAGATAAGAATGAGTATTATAACAGAAAACCTATTGAAGAGAAACAGCCACAAGCTCCGATTATAAAGAATGACACTGTTGCTGTGATTGATACTAAAAAGCGTATATTAGCAAAAAAATAATTATGCAACTGACAACTAACTTTAACTTATCAGAGTTCAACAAGCATGGATTTGCTTTGAGTGAAACTGTATTGAGAAACATCCAGGCACTGGCAAACAATCTGCAGATCCTTAGAGATGAGGTAAAAAAACCAATTAAGATTACAAGTGGATACAGATCACCAGAACACAATGCAAAAGTTGGTGGAGTAAAAAGTTCACGTCATATCACAGGTGAGGCAGCTGACTTTAAGATTGCTGGCATGACTCCAAAAGAGGTTGCCGCTGTAATTGAGAAACTTATTGCAGCTGGTAAGATGGAAGAGGGCGGATTAGGTACTTATTCCACTTGGGTGCATTATGACCACAGGAACGTAAAAGCAAGATGGAGTAAATAAAATAGTTATGGCAAAGAAAAAAACAGTCAAAATTGACACTGATAATGTAGACATCAACCTTGAAAAGGATGGAACCAACATCAAGCTGGATGTTGACACTAAGAATGTGGACATCTCATACATCAAAGATGAGATTAACAAAGAGTTTAAATTAGATGGTAAAAATATAGATATTGAAATTTCCAAGACTGCCGAAGGGGTGGAGGTGAAAGTCGATTCCAAAGGTGGTCTTTGGAAAGTCATCGCAAAAAGAGTAGTTAAGTTCATTTTAAGACGTTTCAAGGTAGGGAAATAGTATCTGGATACTTACCATTAGAACAGTTACCGGATCATTGTAATATACCTGCTATGGTTAAAGGATTAGGGAGTCCCTGGTCGCCCACACTTAGCAGGTTTTTTTACTTACTCGGCATCCCATTAGAACTGCCCGCTCAGAGTAAGTCTTTTACGCCCCCCTATGATCTGGGGTCATAGGTCTAAGCCTCCATTAAGGGGGCTTTTTTATGTCTAATTTTAGACATTATTTAGACATAGTTTAGACATATGTTTATCTAATCGACACTTATCAACAATCAAATGTTAATATTTATTTTGTTCAATTATTTGCATATATGAAAAAAGATATTAACTTTGTCCTATAATAATTAACAAATCAGATATGAAAACAGCTATTAACAGAAAAGAAATGAGAAATGATTACATGGATTTATCAATTTCTCTTTATGATTGTAAAAGTTTATCAGATTTTTACAAAGTACTTCCATTAACACTACCATTTTTGGCAAAATATTCAAGTGAGTTTTTATCAACTTGTTTGATTGAAGATGTTAAAGTAACAGAATTAAGATTGTCAAAATAATAAATATCAAGGGGTGCGGCTTGACAACGCACATTTAATAAATAATCAATAACAAATCAAGTATGAAAAAAGAATTTATCAAAGAATGTAACACTTGCTGTGGCAGTGGAACAATTGCAGCAAATGACTCATGGGATGAGTGTCCATCTTATGACTATTCAGTAACATGTGAGGAGTGTCATGGTGAGGGCCAGATTGAGGATGAGGAGGAAATCATTAAATTTTATTGCAGAATTGAGGATGTTGAGTACATGATTGATGGAATGTTGACTCGCATTAGATTGACATCTGACACATTAAAAGACCTAAGTAAAGGAATGTTCTATGAGTTACTGCCTAAGTATAAGAACAAACTTAATACACAAGCTCGTGGCCTTGCAAGATTAGAAAGTCATTTAGTTAATCTTAAAAATCAATTAGCATGAGCCAAGATCAAAAAGCCATAAGAGATATTTTAATCGTTTCTGGTGCATTATTATTATTTACAGGTGTGTTTATATACATCGGTTTAATTGGATAGCATGAGAGAGCCTAAAATTACACTGGCATATGTCAATGGATGGGATCACTTTGACATGGATAGATACATTAATTATTTAAAAGCATTGAATTATGTGGAAAGTACGTTATCGAGGTTACATCGGAGGAGCATGGAGGATATTAGAAAAGACTGTCAAAGCAGATGCAGAATGGGAGGCTCGAAGGATGAGCAATGTTTGGGAGAAACTAATCATTAAAATAGAGAGGATATGATAATCAATGACCACATTAGACAGCGTTATCCACATGAGCCAACAGATTTGATTGCACGTGATCTGAATATCTCAATTAGGCAGGTTTACAATAGAGCCTATTCAATGGGATTAAACAAAACAGATGAGTATATTAGAACACATCAACCTGGATGGGCAGATCTTAAAGAGCGTGGTAAAAATACCAGATTCAAAAAAGGTGATACTCCTCATAACAAAGGTGTTCCAATGAGCTCAGATGTTTACGAGAGAGTTAAAAATACCATGTTCAAAAAAGGTGGCAAGCCTCACAACACACAGCCTGTTGGCACAATCAATTGGAGGATGGATAAAGAGGGCAGGAATTATGCTTACATCAAAATCAAAGATAGAGATTGGAGGTTGATGCATCGAGTAGTATGGGAGCAACACAATGGACCAATCCCTCCATGTCATATCATTAGATTCAAAGATGGTAATACAATGAATTGGGATATTAACAACCTTGAGATGTTACATCAATCTGGCAACATGGAGCTCAACACAATACAAAGATTCCCGGCAGAGATCCAGGAAGTAATGAAATTAAATAGTAAACTAAAAAAGAAAATCAATGGCACGAAACAAAATCAATGATCTTAGAGATCACTTATTCTCAGCATTAGAGAGATTAGATAATGATGAGCTCACAATGGAGGAGCTTAATAAGGAAATTGAAAAGGCACAGGCAGTGGCAACAATTGGATCTGTTATCATCCAGAGTGCAAAGATTGAGGTTGATTACATCAAGGCCACCGGCATGATTGAGTCAAGCTCTGAACTATTCAAAGGTATTAACGAACAAAAGAGATTATCATGAAAACATCAGTAGAATGGTTGGTTAAAGAAATAAATAAACTAACTGGATTAACAATTCAAATGGATGAACCAATAATTGAACAAGCCAATAAAATGTTTGAAGAGCAGATAATGGATGCTTATAATCAAGGGAGCAATGATTATGGTTCTCAATGTTATCAACCAGAACAATACTACAACGAAACCTTTAAATCAGAATAGAATGGAAAAAGAATTTGTACCTTATGAGTTAGCTTTAAAGATGAAGCAACTTGGATTTGATGAGCCTTGTTTTGGATATTGGTACACAGAACAAGAAGAATATAAGAAAATTGATATTCAATTAGCAACAATAGATTTTTTGGAAGGAGAGGAAGATTATATTTTAGCACCAACTTGGCAACAAGCATTTAGATGGTTTAGAGAGAAGTATAAAATACATCACAGGGTAGATATTCAAGACCTTTCCGAAAATCTTTACGATTATGAAATTCTTGAAGTTTTAGATGGATTTAATGATACCTACACAGGCTCATCATTTAAAAGCTATGAAGAAGCACAAACAGCCTGTCTAGCTAATTTAATTGAAATTGTAGAACAAAAAAATGAGAATAGAATATGACACCAAAAGAAAAAGCAAAAGAATTGATTGATAATTTTCTACCACATTCAACAGGTAATTCAAATATTAATGAAGCCAAACAATGTGCATTAATTGCAGTTGATGAAATATTGAACAATGATGGATTTACTCAATTTGATATTTATCTTACAGAGTACTGGCAACAAGTAAAACAAGAAATAATTAACCTTTAAATCAGAATAGAATGCAAATAACAAATCCAACACGTTTAGTCTTAGCATGGAAAGCTATTTATTACACAATTAAATTTAGTTAATATGAAAACAGTATTACAACAAGTATTCTCTGAATTAGAGATATTGCATCCATCATTATTTGATATCCACACTGAAAAGGGTAGACAGTTTGTCAATCAGTTTTGGAAGTTTCTTAAAATGGAGGAAGTTCAAACAATCAACGGATTTTTGAAAGGAGTTGAATTTGCAACAGATGATGATCCAACATGGTCCATCAAAGATGCAAGAGAATATTTTAAAAACAATTTTCACTTACCAATTAAAAATGGCCACAAACATTACAGAGTTTGGTTCCCAGATACCATGGAAGAGGAAGGCGGTTATTGGTGGCATTGCAAGTTAAACAATGAAGGATATCTTTATGATCCTGGATATGATCAAGAGGAATGGAGTACTCTTGAATGGTATCTGCAAAATGGTTACAAAGTAGAGGAGGTGACAAATGGCTGAGGAGGCAAAGATGGCACTGCTACTGGTTGCAGTTGGTTTAATTATGATTATAACAGGAAAAATATGGAAGAGATAATACAGTATATTGAAGACAATAAATTGAACTCAAAGGATAGATACCGGCATTTGGTTTACAAAAGATTTTACTTATCAAACTTACTTCGCAACAATGGATTAACATTACAGGAGATAGGTAAGATATTCAAAAAAGACCATGCAACTATCATGTATGGCATCAAGATTCACAAAGATTTTATGTCAATCAATGACAGCATCTACATTCAGCACACTGAACAGGAGAGATTATTATTTGAAAATTTAGATCATAATTACAACCTGGTTGATGACATCATGGGATGTTACTCAATCCCAGTGTTGAAAAAAATTAAGTTTAGATTGAGAAATAATCTTTATAAAGAACTAAATTTGGAGAGTCATATTTGATTATTATTATTATACTTACGAAAAGATCCCCTTTGCAAACGAGCTCAGGGGATTTTTTTTTCAGTACAGTACACATTTAATCTCTCTATATAGTATGTATTTTTCAATTTATAATTTTTATTTATTGTTTTGAAATTTATTTTTAAAATACCACACCCCATAAAAAACGCCAAAAAAAGTGTACTAAGTGTACTATTGATTCTAACTAATTGATTTTAAATAAATTATACAGTACACATTTAAGTACGTTTTGAGTACACATTTAAAAAAATGTATTGATTGATGTTTTGTATTGAAATTATTTTTATATTTGTGGACAGTTCGGCTTCACGTTATAGAACTAAGGAAGTTATTAAGACCTCTTAATGAATTTGGATGTGAAGCCCCAAAGGATTTAAGAGGTTTTTAATTTAAAAAAAGCTTATGATAACAGTAAGAACGTGTGGTTCGGGAACGGATTACAATGATGAAAGGTTGCAACTCCTTAAAAAAATGATTGAGTATTATTCTAATTACCAATTAGATAAAAAGATATTCAAATTACATGATCACAAAGGTTGTTTATCAGTTTATTGGTATGAAATTCCACCTAAAAATGAACAGAGTTTATTAGAAAGTGCATGGAATTTTCTAAATGAATATCAAATTGAGCATTTTGTTATAACCATAACTGAAAAAGAAATATGAAAGTAGATTATTTCAAAGATAAGCAGTCAGTTATTCCAGTTGGTAGATCAAAAGATGTTTTATTTTATTTAGAACGCATAAAATTTGGTCAAGTTAAAGACAAAATTCAATTACTTAGAGCTGAACTGGATGAGGAAAAAAGAAAAAAATTAAAAGGTGATTTACCTGCAGTTACTTTTTGTGGAACTTTCACCAGGAGAGCAAAGAATGGATTAAAACAAGGCTCAGGATTAGCAATTATTGACTTCGATAAGATAAAAACTTATGATGAGTTACTATTGCTTAAAGAAAAACTATCAAAAGACACCTATATTTTTTCTATTTGGATAAGTCCAAGTGGTAATGGTTTAAAAGCATTGGTAAAAATACCTGTTGTTATTGATAATGATGATTACAATAAGAGATACAAAGCTATTTACAAACATTTTTTGTGGGTAAATGATGAGTTTGGAGATAATGTAATTGATACAAGTGGTCAAGATATTTCAAGATTATGTTTTGAGTCTTATGATCCAGAGATTTATATAAACTATGACTCAAATGAGTTTACAGATTTTGTGGAGGATGAAAAGAAATTGGACTTTTCAAAACTTGGCACAGCAACAAACATTCCATTACAGGATCAAGATGAGATTGCTAATAGGTTGATGATATGGTTTAAAAAACATTATAACGCATCACAAAGAAATAACTCATTTTTTAAATTAGCAGCTGCATTCAATGATTTTGGAGTGTCTCAATTGACATGTGAAAATTATTTACTGCCTAATCAAGAGAAAGATTTTGATGAAGATGAGATTAAAAAAATAATTGCAAGTGCCTATAAAAACAAATCAAACTTTGGAACGCAGAAATTTGAAGATAAAGAGTCAAAGGATGCTATTATTGGCATGGTCAAAATTGGCAAGTCTGACACTGAAATATTTGAAAAGTTCCCAGATAGAGAAAAGGATGATATAAAAAAAGAGATTGACACTGCCAAGGCTGGAATTGATTTAAAAGTATTTTGGTCATTTGATGATAAAGGCAAACTGAAAATTTCCCCTCACAGGTTAAAATTTTATTTAGAACACAATACTTTTTATAAGCATTATCCAATAGCTAACTCAAAGACATTTACATTCATAAAAAAAGATGATAATTTTGTTGATGAGGTATCTGAATACAACATTAAAGATTACGTTCTAAAACAGCAAATGGATAATCTTAATTTTGATGTTTATGATTTACTGGCTGCATCAACAAGGACATTTACACCTGCTTATTTATCAATGCTTGACACTGCTCAATTCACTGTTGAAGATGATGGTAAAGATTTTTCATGGATTTATTATAAAAATAACGCAATTAAAGTTTACAACAATAGATATGAAGTATTTGATTATGATGAATTAAATGGATTTGTATGGAAAAAACAGGTTATTGATAGAGAGTTTATTAATGCTGATCATCATGAGTCTGAATATAGGACTTTCATTTGGTTATGTTCTGGACAAAATACTAATAGATACAATTCATTAAAGTCAGTAATTGGTTATTTAATGCACTCATTTAAGACATCTGCAAATAATAAAGCTATAATTTTCAATGATGAGACTATCTCAGATAATCCAAATGGAGGTTCTGGAAAGTCATTATTTTGGAATGCATTGAGTCATATTAAAAAAGTATCATCAATAGATGGTAAAACATTTGAATTTAGTAAGTCATTCCCTTATCAATCAGTTCCAGTTGACACTCAATTGTTGGTATTTGATGACGTTAAAAAGAACTTTAACTTTGAAAATCTATTCTCATTGATAACAGAGGGTATTACATTGGAGTACAAAGGTCAAGATGCCATTAAGTTACCGGTACAAAAATCACCTAAGATTATAATCACAACTAATTACACTATTCAGGGAGTTGGTGGATCATTTGAACGTAGAAAATTTGAGGTAGAAATGAGCTCTTATTTTAATGCTAATAACTCACCATTAGATTACTTTGATCACATGTTATTTGATGATTGGGATACAGAGGAATGGGCTCGATTTGACCATTTCATGATAAACTGTTTACAATATTATCTTGAGAATGGACTTGTAGAATTTAATCACAATAATTTAGAAAATAGAAAACTAATAAATGATACTTCATTAGATTTTCTTGAATGGATTAAAGAAACTGATTGCATCAATGAAGGATATCAATTGAGTAAGAATTATGTATTTGATAGGTTTATTGATGATAATAAAGACTATAAACAGTGGCTCAAACAAAAGAGATTTACTCAATGGATTAAAAGATACTGTGAGTTCTATGGTAAAAAATACAGTGAAGGTAATACCAATGGATCTCGATGGTTTATGATTGAGTCAGATACTAAGCCAACCAAACCTGCAGATGTTTGGGATAATGTAACACCTATAAATGAAACACCTTTTTAATATGAAACGATTTAACAAAGACAAACTCAATGCACTCATGATGGAGAGCTTGAAACTGAAATACCCAAACATGCCAGAGGCTTATATCCCTAAAACAGAATGGAATGATAACTCTGCCAATGCCTTGACAAAATGTGTCATTGCATGGATACAGTTCAATGGCGGTCAAGCTGAACGTATCTCTTCACAGGGTCAGTACAGGGAAGGAGCAAAGATACAGGTTGGTTCTGGCATCATGGCACACACAAAACAGTTGCCGGGCAAATGGACACCCGGACAGTCAACCAAAGGAACTGCAGATATATCTTGCACAATTAGAGGGCGTTCAGTGAAAATTGAGATAAAATACGGAAAAGACCGTCAATCAGATGTACAAAAAGAATATCAAGCATCCATTGAAAGGGCAGGCGGTGTGTATATTATTGTAAGAACATTTGATGAGTTTGTGGTATGGTATGATAAATTTATTCAGAGTATATGAATCCAAAAGATACAGCATTAGAACTTTTTAAAAAGTTTAAGAATCCATTTGATCGTAATGGATGCATCCCACCAAATGAAATTGTTTATTATGATACTGCTAAGCAAATAGCATTGATTGCAGTGGATCAGATAATTGAAGCAACCATGGATGATTATATTAATAATGATTATTGGAAGGAAGTCAAACACGAAATTGAACTACTATGAGAATCAAGCTAAAATTTCCCCGCATCATTGTGAATTTAAAGCACAAAAAAAAGAAATATAAACACCCGGTCAAGGGTATTAATAATGAAACAGATTAGATATGAAGGCAAATGAATTGAGAGTTGGTAATTATGTCAAAGGAATAGGGCACAATATATCATGGCTTGTTGAGGGTATTGAAACAGATTACATTCACTCCTCTAATGCATGGAGATTGTTATCCAGCTTTGAGCCAATACCATTAAACACAAATTGGTTGTTGAAATTAGGTTTTAAATACAATAATTATGAAGAGCTATATCAAAAGGATATATTTGATATTGATACAATAGATAATGTGTATTGTCATTTCTACATGAATGAGTATGGCGACTGGTATAAGAATATTGAGCATGTTCACCAACTTCAAAACCTGTACTTTGCACTCACTGGAGAGGAATTAACAATCGTATGTTAATAACTTTAATTTGTATATATGCAAAAATCACTTATCTTTGTAGAAAATAATAATAACCACTTTATGACAAAAGAAATCAAAACAGCCACTGAGAAAATCAAAGAGCTGAATGAGTTAGGGGGAGTCCTAACTCTACATCAAAAGTTACACAGGGCAAAGTTGGCCATTGGGAAGGTAACTAAGAATGCAACAAATCCACACTTTAAGAAGGCCTATGCTGACATCAATGCGTTGATAGATGCTGTTGAGCCAATCTTATTAGAGAATGGTCTGCTATTATTACAACCTATCCAGGGCAATAATGTCTGCACTCAAATCATTGACATTGACTCAGGCACCATGATAGAGTCATGCATGGAGTTACCAACTAACTTAACACCCCAGCAGATGGGATCGGCCATAACTTATTTTCGTAGATACACCCTGCAAAGTAGTATGAGCTTACAGTCAGTTGATGATGATGCACACATGGCAGAGCAGGCAGTTAAACAACCTGTTAAAGAAACATTATCTGCAGATAGATTTGCAGGTGCATTGACTAAGATTGCAGCCGGTGAGTACACTGTTGAGCAGCTCAAGTCTAAGTTCAACCTAACTAAAGAACAGGAGGCACAACTATGAAATGGAGACCATCACAATTAGGTAAGCTCATGACCAACTCAAGGAGTAAGTCTGAGCCATTGTCTGAGACTGCAAAGTCTGAGATTCGTAAGATTGCTAAACAGGACTTTTACGGATATACTACAGAGATAAAGACTAAGCCAATGATTAAAGGCACTGAGTGGGAGCAGGAAGGAATTAACCTGCTCAATAATGTGAGATTCACAAACTACACTAAGAACACAATCAGAGTTGAAAATGAGTACATGAGCGGCTGTTGTGACATCATAACAGATGACCTCATCATTGACATCAAATCATCATGGTCATTGGATACCTTCCCGGCAACACAGTCAGAGGGAGATAACTCTGATTATGAGTGGCAGGGAAGAGCTTATATGTGGCTTTATGATAGGCCAGCATTTGAGTTGGCTTACACCATGTACACAACTCCAGATGAGTTACTCACTGAGTGGGATAACCTATCTATCCATCGAGTAGATCACATTCCAATGCATCACAGGGTAACTGTCCTAAGATATGAACGTGATGAGGAGATTGAGGACTTAATAAGAGAGAAACTCATTTACTGTAATGAGTACTATAGTAAGTATATTAATGAACTAAATAATAAATAATCATGGAAAAAAAGGAATTTTACCAGCAGGCCGTATTGATGGCATTGAACGGCCTGCTATCAAATGGAGCTCAAAGATTGGAAGAGGAGTACTTGGAAAATCATGCAACAGTGGCTGCAATGGCTCACCTATATGCCAAGGCAGTGACAGATAGAACATTTATTGAACAAACTAAAATATAATACAATGGATAAAACACAAATAGTCACACAATTAGTGGCTGCACTACTCACAAACAGTGAGAGACTTAGAGACATCAGATTCTCTTATGATTCTCAATCACAGGCCAGATTATCAGATCATGAGGTTGCTGTTGATTATGCTTGCATGGTTGCAGATTATATAATTGATAGAACCATTGAGCCAATAGAATTTAAATAAAGTTATTAACAAACACAAACAAAATATAAACAATGTCAGATTTAACAATCAAAGGAGCTGTTAAGCTCATCAATGAGGTGAAAGTCATCTCAGATAGATTCTCAGTGAGAGAGTTTGTAATCACAACACTGGATCCAAAGTATCCACAGGATATCTTATTCCAGGCAGTCAATGATAAGATGGATGCTGTTGCTCCATTAAGGAAGTCTCAAGTTGTTGAGGTATCATTCAACCTAAGAGGACGTGAGTTCAATGGACGTTATTACAACACTTTGGACGTGTGGAAAGTTACACATGATAAGGAGTTTGTTGATCCGGCATCTACAAGTGTACAACCAGCAGATGAGCCAGATGACTTACCGTTCTAAGACAGTCTACTTAAACCTTGATGAGTCATTCACTGAGTGGCTCAGAAAGGAACTCAAAGACCAACTGTCAAACAGGTATAAGATAATTCACATGGCAGAGGATATGGGAGTTAATCCTGCTGTATTATACAGGTTCATGAATAGTAAAGAAGTGAGGACTCCATTCTATGATAGTGCGTTTAAATATTTGATAAAGAAATGAATTACTTAGTACAGATAATGATTGACATTGAAGGGCAGTATTACACCCCTCAATCCATACTTGATAAGATTAATAACTGAGGTTCGGCAAAACCACCCCCCTTGTTCAAATCAGAAACCTAGGAATTTATGAACACACAGCAAGGGGGTTCATAGTCAGGTAGCTTAATTGGAAAAGCGGTTGCGATAGTTTCCGTTACAGGTTCGAGTCCTTGTCCTGACTACTGCTCTGGTAAACCCCATGTCACTCGTACCTGAGAGCGTTGTCACATGGTAACAGATGAGGGGGAGCACACAACTCCCCTTTGTCATGTTGATAACTTTCCTTACCTTAGCCAAGTGTTAATCATTGACCTGCATAGAAAACAGAAACCATTTGCTGTTACTGTAAGTAATGAAACATTTGGGCGGCTGTATTCTATACTCTTCAAAGATAGGTATCTGAGATGTCAAGAGCTCAATAGATATGAGATACGTTGGTTCTGTGACAACATCAACCTATTCAAGGTAACACATGAGACAAAGGATGGGAAAGTGTACGAATATAGAATGTTCAAAAGGTCAATGAGTAACTCAATGAAACATAACTTTTTAGTTAGAAATAAGATAATAAATGATTCATACATCTGAGATAATTAAGATAGCCAAGGACCAGGATACAGCCCTCAAATTGGTGGATGTGATAACAGATATTGGATTTGATTATATTTGTAATCCTATTGATGCATTGAACTATGCTAAAAGAATAAGAGTACTAAAGAACGAAATAAACAATTACTATGAACTCAAAAGAGACTAAGAATGTTTACTCATTCAACTTTGAGACCAAAACAGCCTACATCAATGATGAGCCACTGGGCACCATTGTGGACCACACTGACACTGTTATCAATGTAGTTTGGGATAATGGAATGAAACAAGAGTTTAGATTATACAATCAAGTAAAAAATATACACAATGAGGCATAAAATCAAGGTAGTATTAGGGCTTATGATACTACCAATCTTTGCAATACTTTACTTTGCAGATAAGTTTGTTCTTTACTTCATGCCATGGAAGAGCTGTGATACTATTCAAAAGTGGATATATGATCCTAAAAAAGCAACTGAAAGTCTTATGAGAGTGATAGTTGCATTGGCATTGATAGGGCTTTATTACCTCATGGCAAACATGTTTTGATTTGTTTATTATCTTTACAGAGCAAATACACCGAAATTTCACCGATTATGGCAAGAAGGGAAGACAACCTAAAACCAGCATGGCAACCAGGTCAAAGTGGCAACCCTGGAGGAAAGCCCAAAGGAGCACGCAACAGAAGTACTATTTTGAGAGAGTTACTTGATGTTAATGACCAAGAGTTAAAGATGCATCAAGCTCAGATTGATAAGGCTATTGAACAAAAGGATACCAATGCTTATAAGGCTGTCTTAGATAGTGCCTATGGAGCTCCAACACAACAGATAGAACAAACCCAAACCAATGTGGATCTCACTGGATTAAGCTCCGATGATATCAGACAACTCCTCAAAGGTGAATGATAAGCAAAACGCCATACTACAGATACTACGCCTCGAACTTTGTCGTAGGGAGTTTTGGGAGTTTTGTCTCTACTATGACCAACCATTCTTTGAAAGTAGGTTATTTCTACACAGTGTCGCAGAGGCATTCCAAGAGATAGAGGATAATAAGATTAAGTCTTTAAGTGTATCCATGCCACCAAGGGCAGGGAAGTCCTATGTCAGTTCATTGTTTTGTGCATGGACCATTGGCAGAAACCCGGCAAGGTCAGTGATGAGAAACGCATGCACGGCAACACTTTACCTCAAGTTCTCTTATGATGTCAGGAACATAGTGAAGAGTGATAAGTTCAAACAGGTATTCCCTAACGTTCAACTGAGTGAGGATAAGGCAAACCTTCAAGGATGGAATACTAACTCAGCTAAGCAAGTGAGTTACTTTGGTGCAGGGGTGGGAGGTACTATCATTGGATTTGGAGCAGATAACATTGCGGTCACAGATGACCTTTACACAGGATTAGAACAGGCCTTGTCAGATACTCAGAATGAACGCATCATCCAATGGAAGGAGGCAACACATGACAGCCGCTTTGAGAGTGGATGCAAGAGGATTGACATTGGAACTCGATGGAGTTTGAATGATGTGATAGGCAGGCAAATGAATGACGGGATGTATGATAAGTCCATTGTTATCCCTGCATTGATAGATGGCCGCTCTTTTTGTGAGTCAGTGATGACCACAGATGAGTACCTGGATAAGAAAAAACGAACTGAGCCATCCATTTGGGAGGCAGAGTACATGCAATCACCTGTTGATATTCAAGGTAGGTTGTTCAATGACCTCAAAACTATTCCACTAACTGAGTTCAACAGCATCAAAGATAAGGTCCAAGGGTGCATTGCTTACTGTGATGTGGCAGATGCCGGGGCAGACTTCACTGCATTCGCAATACTGGCAGTGGCAGGCAATGAGTTCTATCTGGTTGATTATGTATTCAACAAGTCAAACACTGACATCACCATGCCATTGATAGCAGAGAAGTGTGCCAAGTGGAACGTAACCTATTGCAGGGTGGAGTCCAACAGTATGGGAGCTATGTTTGCAAGGGGATTGCAAAAGATAACCAAAAGCAGGATATTGCCGGTGCATAACTCAGTGAATAAGATAACACGCATCATCATGCAGTCAGTATGGATACAGCAAAGGATTACATTTGTTAACAATGGCACTCCTGAATGTGAGTTGTTTATCCAGAATGTACTCCATTTCAGTAAGGAAGGTAAGAATAAGAATGATGATGCACCGGATTGCCTTGCTGGTTTATCAATCTTCGCTCAATCCATGTTTAGACAGCTGGCATAATTTAAACCCCCTTTTTTGTATTAAAATAATGATTACATTTGCCAAAACAATATTGAATGGCATTCAATTTTCTTAGTGCGTTCGTTGATAATTACGCTAATACAGACCGTTATAGAAACTTAACGCGTCAAATATTCCCCCCTGCAGTGCAGATATGGGGTAAAAAAGAGGCTGTATGGCTTGATACTGGGGATGCATGGAGGTTATTCATTGATATACCAGAGTTAAGGTCAGTTATTAACAAGAGAGCCACTATGATGAGCTCTAATGTGCCAACATTATTTGATAAAGAGGGTAACTTAGTCACTGATCACTGGATAAATGACCTAATCACTAAGCCTAATGGAGTTCAATCATGGTCAGATGTAGTCTATTCAATGAGTGTACAGGATGCTTTATACTCTAATGTTGTTGCTTACTGCCCTGTGAGGTCCTTTGGACAGCGTAATTTGATTATAACACTACCAAACAATAAGATAAAAATCAATCTAAGTGGTAAGAAATTAAAGCAAATGGAGATCAATGACCTCATTGATTCGTTTGTATTCACTTATGATGATGGTTCCAAAGAGACAATTCAATTAGAGGATTCAATCTATTTGACAACTGCAGATGGTATGAACATAGTCAGACCAATATCTCGCATTGACTCACTCAGATTACCACTGTCAAACATCATGGCCAGTTATAACAAGCGTAATGTATTACTTGAGAACTTAGGGGCTATTGGTATCTTATCTGCTCAGAGTAATGACATGGGAGGAGCTATTCCAATGACACCAGAGGAGAGACAAAAGATACAAAAAGACTGGTATAGACGTCAAAAAGATGAGTTAATAATCACTGAGTCCAATGTGAACTGGCAACCGATGAGTTATCCAACAAGAGATCTCATGTTATTTGAGGAGTTAACAGAGGATAAGTTGGCTATCATTGATGCATTTGGATTGAATTACAACCTATTCTCAAGTGAAAAGGGTGCGACATTCAGCAATGTGAGGGATTCAATCCGTATGGCTTACACTGATACAATCATTCCAGAGACTCAACAGATGTATGATTCAATGATAGCTCAATGGGGATTGCAAGGTGAGTATTATCTACAGGCTAACTTTCAACATCTGCCAATACTTCAAGATGATGAGCAAGTAAAAGCTCAGGCAGAAAAGACAAAGGTTGATACATGGTCAGTTATGCTTAGAGATGGAGTGATTACTCAACAGCAATATGCAGAGGAGTTCGATATTGAGTTACAGAAACAAGATAGGACAGAGGCACAGGCAGCTGCATTGGCACAGGCTCAGACTAATCTCAAGGGAACAGTCGAAGGGTTGGATGGTATAATAGGACTCAATGCCGCTGTAAGTAGTGGCCAGATGGATAGACAAACAGCTGTAAATACATTGGTTAACTACTATGGATATGATCCTGTGACAGCAAATTCAATGATAACTAATCCAATACAAAATGCCAATACCTAAACCAACAGGAGAAGAGAATGAGGAGCAGTTCATTGGACGTTGCATGAGTGATGAGAGCATGAACAGTGAGTATGACAGTGACCAGAGGTTTGCAATATGTTCAACAGCATGGACCGATAACACAAAGAGTATGAGTAAATATGAGATAAAAAGCGGCTTTGAAATTAAAGACATGGACTCTTCCAAAAGGGAGGTTGCTGTTTATTTGGCAAAGTTTGGTAATGTAGACTCTGATAATGATGTGATCCAAAAGGGTGCGTTTAAAAAATCCATCCAAGAGAGAGGACCACAAGCTGCATCAAATCGTAAGATTGCATTCCTAAGACATCATGACTGGGAGAAACAGATCGGAGTATTCAGTAAGTTACAAGAGGATGACAATGGACTCTTTGCTGTTGGTAGATTAGGCACCTCAACAATGGGAGAGGATGCATGGAGAGACTATCAAGAGGGTATCATAAAGGAGCATTCAGTTGGATTCCAAAGGGTATCTGATAAGACTAAATTTGTAAAGGACAGTTCTAATCCATTGGGTGGGTTTACACTACTTCAAGAGGTTAAACTTTGGGAGGGTTCTGCTGTTACCTTTGGAGCAAATGAGTTGACCAATGTAGTTGACATCATGAAAAGCGAAACTAAAAAAACATACATAGATAAGATTTCAGATGATTTACAAACAGTAATCAAAGCCCTGGCAAATGGTAAGGGGTCAGATGAGCGTTTGTTTGAACTCGAAATGAAAGCCAACTTCCTGTCAAGTCAATTGACTTTACTCGCACAAACAGAACCGCAACAGCATTCTGTTGAATTGTATGAGCCGGAGCAAAAAGGATTTGATTGGAGTGAGGTAATTAGTAAACTTTAATTTTTTAATTTAAAAACAAAATGGAAAACAATTTAACACCTGAGCAAGTTGTTGAAAAAATCAACGGTTTGTTCTCTGAAAAATTTGCAACTATCCCAACTAAGGATGAGGTTGCTCAATTAAAAAGCGAGCTTGACAACTTCAAATCTATCGAAGTTAAGAACTCTGAAATGGAAAAAGCTATTGCTAAAATGGAAGGTCGCATTGAGGCTATGTCTGAGAAGGCAGTTGATGCACCAAAAGCAAAAGGAGCTAAGACTTTAAAAGAGGCATTAGTTAAGACTTATTCTGACAATGTTAAGGCTATCACTGACTCAATCGAGAAAGGTAACAGAATAACATTGGATGTTAAGACTGACACTACAATTGATGGAGATTACACTGGTAAC